TTATTAATATATTCAAAATCTTGTTGGTTAAAATTATTACCATCAATAGTAACGATAACGTCTTTTCCATCATTAAACCAATCTTTAACTTGTTCAGTTTGTGGGGTTGGATTATTTACTATTAATGTCTTTGAATATACTGGGGCAACTCGTGGATAATGGTATTCATCATTTGATATCCATGTACCCCACTTTTTTAAATAGTGTTTACGGGCTTTTAAAGTCATATCATGGAATTTTTTATCTGAGGTAACTTTTTCAACACCATCTTGAAATTGTCCCCCTCTACAGGTTAAATGATAAACATAACTTTCCCATGTTTGGATTAAAACAAAATCATTAATAATAAACCTATTAAATATATCTGAGTCTTCATGGTATGAATGAAAATTAATATCATGCATCCCCATTTTTATAATTTCTTTTCTACGAATTGCCCAAGGAGCAAATATGCCTACTGTTAATTTATCTTTATTTTCAATTAATAATTTATCAACATAATCATTAAATGCTTGCTCATCAAAATCTTCAGGATACATACCAAACCCTTTTACGATTTTTTCTTTACCTTCTGGGTGTAAAGGTGGTTCTATTCTAGTTCCTGCAACTACAGCTCCATGATTATGTTCTAAATGTTTAACTATATTTTTGTCAAAATCTTTAGCCATGTACATATCAGCATGAAACATACATACATAATCTTTAGTAGCTTTTTCTATACATCTATTATAACCATAAGCTATTCCCTTAGGTTCATCATCTTTATTTTTTAAATATGTTACATTATTTTTAGTACACCATTCTGTAGTACCATCATTGTCTCCATCAATGTAAACTATAATTTCATTATCAGGATAATGACTATTTTTTCTTATAGATAAAACACTATTTTTTAAATAGCGTAAATTATTTTTACTTGGTATACAAAAACTTATCATATTAAAACATAATATTTTTGCTTATGATATTGTAAATGACAAATACCACAAGTAATTAAATTTTTAAAACTAGGATCATGTATGTCTTGTTTTATTACATTAGATATTAGTAACCTAAATACACTAGGAGGTATCATATCTTGCTTTACTAAATTATTTCTAATACCCATAATTCCAGTTTCTTCTTCACAACAAACAAAATACCCATTTGGACAAACACTATTATCATTTTCCCATTCTAAATGTCTACGTTCAACCTCTTTAATATCATAAATAAAATCAATTTTACTTACATCTACAAAATAAAAATTAGTTTGAGGGAAATAAGTATTTTCATAAATTTCTTGTATTTTAAATCCTTTATCTCTACATCTAGCATAACCAATACCATTTGTATAATGAAAATCGGCATTTGGATCTAATTGTAATTTTAATGCTTCATTAAATATAACCATGTGATCCATGGTTTTACAAACTCTTTTATAATTATATTTTTTACATAACTGAATTAGTGTTTCTTCTTGTTCACATAATGATCTAACGTTTTCATAATTGGTTTTATTATGAATAAATTCTACATTATTAAAATATTTATTAAATACCTCTTCAGTTTTTTCCATTAGTTGTTTTCTAACTTCTAATGATTTATAATTTACACATATAATAGTTTTATTAAATAATGGATTAAAATTTTTATTTTTCTTTTGTAAAAATTCTATTCTCTCAATATCATCTTCACCAGCAATAAAAGCAGGTAAAACAATGGCATCACAACTTTTTGCTATATCTTTTAATGAAGTAGTTCTAACTTGGGATTGTTTATAATCATCTGCTAAACCACATATCATTTCAAATTCATTTTTTCTAGGTACAGAACCATATTTACCTAACCATTTTTTATAATTGTCTGCTTCTGCTTTAAGTTGTCTAGCTGATGTTTGGTTATTATTTTCTTCTAATCTATGGCTTCCTCTAGCACCAAAGTGGAATACCATTGATTTTGATGTTAAAACAAAATAATATCTACTTCTATGCATTCTTAAAAATAAATCCATATCATCCCAACTTGCAGGAGCAAATAATGGATCATTACCTCCTATTTCATCCCAATCTTTTTTTCTAATTAACCCAGATACACCTTCACCTTTTGGTATTTCAAAATCATTAGTTTGAGTAAATTCCTGGGCCCAACCTTCAAATAATTCTTTATCAAAATCATTATAATAAGCCCCAAACATGTCTTTAGGAACAATTACTGTTCCTGGTCTTTGATCTGGGTTATTAAACATATTAGGTTCAACTCTATGAGAATTAACCCACATTTTTCTTGTTGGGTATTTATCAAATACATCCATTAATGCTTTATCCCAATTTTTAGTTACATAAAAATCAGAATGTAAAAACATAATAAATTCTGTGTCTACCTTTTCAGCACAAAAGTTCATCCCACCTCCAATACCTAAAGGTACTTCATTTTTATCTATATAATAAGTTAAGTTATATATGTCAGCCATAGCTCTTAACCATTCATCAGTACCGTCAGTACAATTTTCAGCATGAATAATAAAAGGAGCATCTTTATAATAGCTATTTTCTCTTACGGATTTAACTGCTATTTCTAAGTATTTTAAATTATTATAAGTACTAATACAAAATGTTATCATGAACTATATTCTTTTTGAAGCAATTCCACTTTACCATAATCTTCTGCTTCTTTACCTAATAACGCAAAACTATTTTTTAATGGTGAATTTGTAAAATATTTCCACATTGCATGATTAGCTCTTTCAGGATAGGACATTTCTGTGTGATCTGTTATTTTGCCTTGGCGGGCTGTCTCATTACTTAAATGACAAAACGTAATATTATCACTAACACCAATTTTTAAGTTATTTTCCTTTGCTATTATAGAAGCATAAAAATCTAACCCATAATGAAATAATTCGCTTGGAAATAAATCAATTTTTTTAGCTAAGTCTTTTCTCATAACTGGGGATTGGAAATCAATAAATGGTACTTGTCTTACAGTTTTAGTTCCCCAATTCCACATCATTTTCCAATGACATTGGCCTATACCAGCATTAATAACTGATGGTGAATATAAAGCCCAATCACCTTCTTTTACTTCTTCAAGTATAGTAGGAATTAATTCAAACCCATGAAATATTAAATCATTATTTAAAAACATTAAGTATTCATGGTCACTTTCTTTAAATTCCTCTAATACTACATTAAAAGCCCCTCCTAAATGAATGTTTTCTGGTAATTGGTGTGTGGTAGAATATGGTAATTCAGCTTGATCTGATCCATTATCTACTACCCATAACTCGTTTTTACCTATACTTCTTTTTAACTGTTCATAACAATTATCTGCTAAATCAGGTAAATTATGATTTAATACAACTACTAACATTATTTTTTATTTTTCCAAAAACTATATATTCCTTTTTCTAATTCATACTCAGACCATACAAATCTTTCTTTCATAGGTTGATATTTAACCCAATCCCACATTTTTGTTAATCCTTCTTTTAGGTCTGTTTTATGCTCAAACCCAATTAAATCAATTGATTTTTGAAAAGTTGGTATTGAGTGTTTTACCTCATGTCTTTTTTCTAAGTACTGAACCTCTATATCAAAATCAATAATTTTATCATTCTCTTGTAATACCTCAATTAGTGTTTTAGCTGCTTCATTTATTGGATATTCTTTTATACCACCTAAATTAATGATTTGTTTAGAAGCTTTTTCATTTACAGCAGCATTCCATAAAGGTTCTAATGAGTCATCTATATAACTAAATGCTCTTGTTTGTTCTCCATCTCCAAATATAGTTAAAGGCTCATGTTTTAGATATTGATACATCCAAATACCAAGAACATTTCTATATTTGTCCCAAATATTTTGTTTAGCACCATAAACGTTATGTGGTCTGATAATACACCAATCTAAACCGTGTTGTTCACCTGCAATTTGAATATCCATTTCACAAGCATATTTTGCAACCCCATAAGGATCAATTGGAGCTTGTTGTTGGTCTTCATCAAATACCCCACCATCACCATGACCATAAACAGCTAAAGTAGACGTAAATACCAGTCTTTTAACGTCGTGTTTTATACACTCATTAACTATGTGGGCTGTTGATTTTAAATTGTTATCATAATTGTATCCACGTATAAAAGGCGATAATCCTTCAGCAGCATATGCCGCAAAATGGAATACATAATCTGGTTTATGTTTATCAAAACATTCTGCTAATGATTTAGGATCCGAGTCAAGTTTTATTAGATTAAAATCAACATCACTATGGACATTTTCTTTATATCCACCACTTAAATCATCTATCCCTATAATTTTATATGAAGGTTTATTTTCTCTAATCCAGTCAGCTAATCTACTACCTAGTAGACCGGCAACCCCTGTTATTAATACTGTTCTATTCATTGTACTTTATCTATTATATATTGTGCTATTGCTTTAGTAGTTAAATTATTTTTAGTGTAATCATAAATACTATCCAATATACGATAGTATTCATCAATATCAAAATTACTTGCTAATTCTGTTCCCTCTATTATTAATTCTTTTGGAAAATTAAATAATGTATTTTTAGGGCAATCTTTCATATCTGGAAAGTATGGTAGGCAATAATTCCCCATTATTTCATAATGTCTCATACAATCCCATCCCGCTTTTTTACTTGTTACTCCATAATAGGATTTTTGATAATCTTCAAAATAATCCTTTTCATTATTAAATACATAAGTTTCTTTTCTACCAGGTATTACAGTTCCATATTGTTGAGTTTTGTTTTTATTTGGTTTGGCTAAATAATGAGTTGGGTAACTAAAAGTAATAGGTAATAAATTTTTATGATCCTGTCTTAATTCTCTTTTAAAATATAAATGTTTTTGATATAATTGATCTACTTCTGAGTCATCATTTCCATCTAATAATATAACTTTATTATCAGGGTATACTTTTGAAACTAAATCATAATAATCTCTACATCTTTTTATAGCCCCATAGATAATCAAGTCATAATATTTATCTTGAATTTTTTCCTTAATATTACTTCTATCTGCCGTGTTTTTTTCTAATAACCAAAAGGATGTCATTCCTCCCCAAAGATACATAGGATGAATTTGTTCTTTATATTCTTTATATAATGAAATAATGGGAGTACTATCTACAACATCATCTCCAAATAATTCTTTTAACCCAAAAAATGTTAAATCATTTAAGTAATCAGAAATAAATCCTCCACTTGCTATAGCTATTTGCCTATGATCTGTTACATATAAAATTTTCATGAAAATATTTCTTTAAATTCATTTACACTTATTAAATTTAGTAATTCTATCCTATTTTTTTCTAAATTTTTGTAATCATAATCAAAATCCCACGGTGATTTACTGTGGTCTTCGTTATTAACTATAATACCACAACCACAATCAGTATCAACTACGTAAGTTTCAAATTGCGGGCGAGTATGCTTAAATTCTACATATGCTTTCCAAACATCACCATGCCAAGTACTAGACATTCTAGGTACAACTTGAGATTCATATGTTTGAGGATTACAATCATGTAACATTATCATACCATGAGGTTGAAGGTGTTTTAAACTGTTTTCAATATCTTTTTTTACTTGTTGACTATGATGTAAACCATCAATAAAAATAAGATCATATTTTATATCTTCACCTTCAAGTAATTCAAAAAATCTATCTGATGATATTCTATAATTACATTCATCCGGAAGATGTTTATCTATATTCCCTTCTATACCTGGGTCTACTCCATCTTTATGTTCTGCTTTTACATTTTTTATGCATTCTCCTGCCCAAACTCCTATTTCTAAATAATTAATAAAACCATAAGTATCAATTAAATGGTTTAATAAATCATATCTTTTAACTTCCATATTCATCAGCAATTTTTTTCCAATTAATATGAGGAGCTAAATATCTAGTTTCACCATGAGTTGAATATCCTGGTATTGGTGTTACTAATAATTTTCCATTCTTATTTAATTCTTCAAACATTAAAGCATCATGAGGATGAGAACCATTTGTATGTTTTCTTAATATTTCCTCATTTTCTTTTAATGTTTTAACTTTAGCTGCAAATGTCATAGTTGTTGATTTAACTAATTTCCAGTGGCAATAATTAGTAGAATAAACTTTAGTTAACTCTGGATCCTCAACTTCATACTTATCTGGATGATCATAAAGGGAAACAAAATCAATTTGATAATCATTAAAAATGTCTTCTAATACTTTATCACTATTAGGTCTATGTAAGTAATCATCCTCTAAAAAATAGATAATTTCATCATCATTATAACTTAATGCTTCGTTTAATGCTATATTAAAAGTTCCACCTCCATGTCCTACTTCTAAATAAGAAATTTCAGATCTTGGATGATATCTTTGTATCATATCATTAGTTTCTGATGATATATTATCTGCTAATATAGACCAGTGAGCATTTTTAAATATTTTAGTTGCATTTGCTAAACAACTTTCGTTATTAACATAATCTGGTTTTACTTTATCATACCCCTTATCTGCTATTCTATAAATTATTCTCATTAAAGTGTATCGTAATATGCGTTTTGTTTTTCTTGTCTATCTATAGTTTTAGGATGATATAAAGCTAATCCTTCTATTGAAGGTAAAGCAGAAAAAGTCTTATGACCATTTAATACTTCATGAACTTTATTCTTCCATTTTATTTCAGGTTTATTCTTCCAAATCCTCATTTGATAATCAGGCCAATTTACCCAGCCTTTTTCATCTACTCTCCATCTCCATTTTTGAATATGTTCATTAGTTAAACCTTCAACGGTATTAACTCTTGGAACTAAGTATACCTCGTTATGGGGATTCTCTTCTAGTATAGAAGGAAGTAAAGTAATTAAACCTTCATTAGGTAATTCGTCAGCATCTATTTGAAATATATAATCCCCGGAACATAATGATGTTAGTTTATTTTTCCAATCAGCAAAGTGGTTATTGAATTCTTCTCCATGCCATATAAATTCAGAGTTAACAGAGTGGCTTCGTAAATATTCTTCTACTCCTTCATCTCCATTTTTTTGATCATAAAGGATTACTATTTCATCCTCTGATCTTTTATGTTTTAAGAGGATTGGGATTAATTTTTGGATTTCTACAAATTCATTACAAACTGTTATTGCATAACTAATTTTCATATTATTTTCCCTTTAAATAACTATCATAGCTATATCCCCATATAATAAAATCTTTTCTAAATCTATCTTCTACTAATTCTCTTAATCCATCTTCATATACTCTAGCTTTATCATATCCCACTGGTTTTTTAGGGTTTAAATGTCTATGAGGTAAAGCTAAAGGTAAATCATACTTTTTAGCTACTTTAATCCAATCTTCTTCTAAATTTTCAAATCTTATAATTTCAATATTAGGATCAATACTTCCATTTATTTGTAAAAATTCAAAACAAGTAAAGAAAGGATAGTCATTATGATTAAGTTCTGATTTTTCTCTTAAAGCATCATAATTATGTATAAATGAATGAAACGATTCAAATATTCCCTTCTCTCCAGTTAATCTATCTTTATACCAATGGTATTGGGAAATTAATCTATCAAATGGGTTTCTAACGCAAGATATAACTGCTTCAGTATTAATTTTAACCTCATAAGGTACTTGTTTTATTGGTTTATGCCCATGCTCATAAAAACGAGGATTATTTTTTAATAATGCATTTATACTTCCTCCTCCTGTTTTTGAATTGTGAATGTGTACTATCTGTCTCATATTAATTTTCTGGTGTTGGTGGTAAGACTCCTATATAAGATAACGCTTCCATATAGTCACGTTCTAAAAAATGTTTTATAGTAGTCATATCCGGTTTATACAAAGCAGCATCTTTTTCTTGTTCTTCAGGTGTTAATTTTCTAGCTTTTACAGCCGCCCAAGACCAAGGATGCTCAATTAGACCTCCTGACATAGCATGACTATCAGCATATACCATTCCTTGTTCTGGGATATTTACTGTATTAGGAAGCCATATGTATTTAGTTTCTGGGTCTTCCCAGGCTAAATCTATATATAAATCTGGTAGTAATTCCATTTGTTCATTATAAAAATCACTACCTGATGTCATTAATGAATTTGTCCAAAAACCACAAGATAAACTCATATAATTAGTTATATCTTTTGTAACTTCTACTTTATAACATAAATCACCTCCTGATTTAGGACATTCTATTATCTCATCGTGTTTATTCATTATTTTACTTTTTTAAGTTTTGGTAAATTTAGTTTTGGTAAATTTAAATTCACTTCCTGAGCTATTTCAGGGATTATTTCTTCAAGTTTAGCACCAACTAAATCCTTCATTTTATCCCAACTAAAATTAGTTTTAGCATAATATGATTGTCTTTTACCTTTATCTATCCAAGTCTTATACTTTTCATAAAAGTTTTTTAAATAACTTTTTACATAATTATCATCTACTTGGAACCATTTAGCTTCTTTGATTAACCAATCATTTGCAGCTGATGGGTGTACATTTTCTAATTTACCAGGTAATAAAGCACAATACTCAGGTTTTAAGAAATCCATAGGAGCAGACCAACCAGAACACATTACAGGTTTTCCTGATAAACTAAATTCTAATAATGGCCTACCAAATCCTTCTCCTTTAGTTAAACTAACCATTGCTTTGACTTTAGGATGATTATATAATTTATTCATTTCCTCATCACTTAAATCACCATGTAAGACATAAACATTAGGTAAATCACCACTTATTCTTTCCTTAATTGCTCTTATATCTTCTAATACTTTATCTCTACTAGTATACGAACATACACCTTTTGATGTTTTAAGTATTAAAGCTGGTTTTTTTCTTTTACCTTTAAATGTTTCAAAAAATAAATTTACTAATTTACCTATATTTTTTCTATCATGTCCTATTTGACCTTGCATCCAATGACCAACAGATAAAAAGGCAAATTCTTCTTTAACATTATCAAGATCTAAAGTTTTTGCTTCTTTAACAGGTATTTTTTTGTATACATCTAAATCTGCCCCCTCAAATATAACTTCAATTGGTTTAGTTAATTCAACAATAGCTACTTGTTGACCTTGTTGATTTTTTTGTTCAAATTTAGTATTTTCAAACATTTCTTTAGCAAATTCAGAAGATACAAAATTAACATCCATTTGGTTTAAACCTTGAATCCATTCTGGTTTGCAGCTTGTTGCTTCTATTCCTGCCGTACAACCTATATTAAAATTACCTACAGGTTTAAATTCTGTTGGTATAGTAATTTGCATCCAAATATCTGGTTTTTTAAATGTCTGGTCACTTTGTTTAAGTTGATAATCGTATAACCATTTCCAATCTTCATGATCATTGCAAAAACCTTGTGGTGTTTCTCCCCACTTCTGAGATATTAAAAATACTTTATATTTATCTAATTTAATAATAGCTTTAGCTATGTCTCTAGCTCTACCTCCATATCCACTGTAAGTGTCATAAGGGCAACTTATTACAAATATTGGTTTTAATTTCTTCATTAATAATATAATTTATGTTTTAAATACTCTGCTTTACTTTCATTTGCGTTAATTAATTCAAATTTGGGTCTTGGTTTCCACATTTTAAATAATTCATCAAACGCATCCATTACTCTATAAGCTTGATGTTTAGATGTAAATCCAGCTTCATCACTCATAGCCCATTCTCTACCTTTCAATCCTAATTCTTTTCTTTTTTTACGACCTAGCTTATAAACTTCTTTTAATCTTTCAACTACATCTTCCCAAGCACATCTATCATCAAAAATATATGGTGTTGGAGGTGAACCCTGAATTGACCTAGAAGTAGGATAAACGGGAAAAGCCCATTCACCATGTTCTTTATAAGTTCCCCTATGATTAGAAGGTATATCAGCACTAGGTGTAAACCATTCTCCATTTTCATCTACAAACCTCATTTGGTCTTGCATACCACCTGTTACATTAGATATAATAGGAGTACCAGCTAATATTGCTTCTGTTGTAGTTAATCCCCAACCTTCATTAGAAGTTAATAACATTTGAACATCAGCTATATTATATAAGTAATTTAACTGTTCCCCAGATAATTTTTGAACTGAAAATATAACATTATTTGGATAATTTTCTCCAAAGAAATATTCTTTTACTCTCATTAAATCAGTACCTTGTTCAGCTGATATTTCTGTATGTAATACTAGAAATGATTTTTCTGCTTCTTCTTTAGGTAGTGTATCTAAGAAACATCTAAAAGCTAACATCATGTCTGGAATTTGTTTTCTTCTAATATTTCTGGAATTAAAGAATGCTACAAATTTAGGTTCAACATGACCTAATAATTTCACTTTAAATTGAAGATATTCATTATATCTTTTATAATCCTCAGTAATTGGAAAATATACGTCAGGATTTAATCCATGAGGTATATATCTAAATAATCTATTACTATTATCAACATTATCTAAAACTAGTTTATTAATATTAACTGTTTGTTTTGAAATACCCATTAATAGATCACAAGCTTCATAATAAGGTTTATTATATGCAGGTGCTGGGTAGTCATCCCAAATATTTAAATAAGTAATTGGAATTTTAGTTCTAATTTCATTTTCCATATCCCAAATGTGTCTAAAATACCTAGGATCAGTTATCAACATAATAGCATCTGGTTTTTCTAGTGCTATTATTTGTCTAACTAATTGTGAAGTACCATAACCATTTGATGGATATTGAACTACAAATGAATCTTTTATCCCAGCTATTTTATTAGTATCTTGAGATAAATCTACTCTTTTACCCGCTTCAGGATGTTGGATTGCTCCAGCTATTTGAGCCCAATTAAAATGATGGGCTGTTTCCATTACTATTTCTTTTGCTACTGTTGCAACACCAGAATGTACCCTAATGTCATCACAAATTAGTAATATTTTTTTCCTATCTTTTTGTGGGATATATTTAAAACTTTTATTCATTGATTTTATTTTTTATTTTAGAGATCTAAATTAGTTTGGTTAGTTATCTTCTTCCTAAATTCTTCGTCCGTAAGATATAAAAAAATACTACGGTCGGCAAGTTTTTGGAATGAAAATTTTCGTCTAACACATTCTATTTTAAAATTCTCAAATAAATCTGCTTTTACTTTTACACTTGTTAGTGTCATTGCTTTTTGTGCCATAATCTTAATTGTTTAATAACATTATATTTGTTTATACATATATGTAAATATATAAAAATTTAATTTTAGGTAAAAATTGTTTGACATTGTCCACACCTACAAGGATACTTTTGGTCCTTATATTCGCCATTAGAATTAAATACATTACTAATAAAAGATAATATAGCATTTTTTGCTTTATTTAATTTTATCTTTCCACTAGCAGGAATAAACTCTTGTATACGACTTTGAGGCCAATCACTTTTTTCCCATAATTTTCTTTTTACTATAAAATATTTTATATTAATTTTATCTAAAGGTATATTATATAACTCTGAAAAATATTTCTTATATAAAATAAGTTGATATTGTTTATCTTCATCTTTTTTCATCCTATCAGTCCAACCTCTAGTACTTGTTTTAATATCAATAATATCAAATGTATCTGAGATTTCATTATAAACAACTATATCCAAATACCCAGTGTATAATAAATTATTTATCATTTTATTTGGTGGTTGGATTATAGGTAATTCTATACCTACTAAATGGGAATTTTTTCTAGAAAAATAACCCCCAACTTTCTTTTTAAAGAAATTAAGTATTTCAACTCCATCTTCAAAAAATTCTCTCATTTCAGCTGCATCTGAGAAGTGTGTTTTATTGTTTTTCTTATACTGTTTAGAATATTCTTCCATAAATGTTGTTTGGAAGTCTTCAACTAGATCTAACCTATTAGCAGCTGCTTTAGATTGTTCGTAAAATACTGTTAGGTATTTTTGGATAATTTCATGAATAGCAGTTCCAAATATCATATAAATAGAAGGCTCTCTTTGACTTATCTTATCCTTATAATGTAATTTCCATCTATGAGGACATTGTTTGTACATAGAAAGTTGAGAATATGATATATGCTTTTGAAAAGCATAGTTAATACTCTCAGGAGGATTGTTTTGAATCTCCCTAACTATTTTAGGAACCTTTCTAGCCATTATTTTTTCCACTTATCACGTCCCACTAACATTCCAATAATTCCATAATTGGCAATGTCAATAAACGTATCTTCAACACCTTCTCCTCTAACATAGTTTTTTCCATTAATAAGTAGATTTTTTAATCTAGAAATTTTATCTGTAAGTCTGATAGCTAAGCCTGTAAGTGAAAATTTTTTATCGGCTTCATTATTAATAATATCACCACCTAAAGCAATATTATTTAAACCATAATCCATATGCTTACGAGCAAACATTTCATACATTTCATTACCTATCTTTTTATACTCTTCAGATAGTTCTGGGTATTCTGTTTCAAATACTTCTATAACACCTAAACCATCAATGGTTTCTTCTTTTGCTAATTTATCGAATTCTTCTTCGCTAATTAGATCTTCATGATATTTTTTTACTGAGTCGCTCATTTCTTTTTTTTCTAAAAACGGTTTACAAAAATGGTCCCACCAGCTATGTGCTAGTTTTACCCTTTCTTCTTCTGTCATTTATACTATTTCCTTAGTATTAAAATATTTTTCTAATATTTCTAATCTTTCATCTGCTGATGCTAATAACTTAAGAGATTCGTTACAATTGTCCCAATAATCCTTAGTTGAATGATCACCAATACCAGCTGGGTGGTTAGTTAATAATTTAATACTTGCTAAAGCCTTAGCTTTATCTGCTTCAGCTTCTGCTTTTAAAAATTTATATACTTCTATATTCATAATAATTTATTTATTTCTTTTTTATCTAAACCTATACTCTCCAATATACGTAAAACAACATCATCTTCCAAAAAATTTAAATATTCTTTTACTTCATTTTGTGAACATTCCCAATAATGAGCTAAATGATTTAATAATTCTGTTTTATGTTGTTTGATATTAGATTTAATATATTTATTCCATCTATTATTTTTAGGGATAAATTCCCTATAAACTGTATAGATTTCCTTTTTATTTTGAGGGTTTATACTTTGTACTTCATTAACTATATCTAAAAAATTAGTATTCATAGATAAAAACCTATGAATCATATAGCTGTTCCATAATTCCCAATCTGCATCAGAAAAAGAATTAGGATCAGCTTTTATGCTATTAATTTGCTTAAGCCAATCCCAAATATTCTTCATTAGCAGCTCTCGTCTTTATATTCCTCTCTTAATTCTTTAGGTAAACCAGTAGTTAAAATTTTACCCGTTTCAGGATCATAAAATACTGGTATTGGTACTACTGCATCGTCTTCAGTACCCGCTATGAATTTTGAAATTTGTCTTAAAATAACACCTGATTTCCAGATGTGTTTTCCTCCAGGTGTTGTGATAGCTGTTGTATCATTTAAATTCACTTGTGGAACGTTTGGATTTTGATTTGCCATAATTATTTATTATTTATTATATTATTAATTAAACTCATTGTATTAATTTCTTTATCTATCCTAAAATTAGCTTTATATTGGTGATCATTAATTAAAGCTGTTATAGTACCTTCTTTACCAGAAGCATATTCATTAGCTCTATCAAATAATGCTCTAAATAATTCATCAAAATCATCTACATTAGCATCAGCTATGATTTGACGAAT